CACAATATGTAATACTAGATTTGAACACACAATTTTTTTATGGAAGATGAAATGATTGATCTCTATGAGATCGCTGAATCAAATGATGATTGGATTCATTCAATAGAGGGAGTCGAGGAAGTATTCGACCCTGAGACACAGAAACTACTAGCACAGTTCTAAAACTGTCACAATGCCCCTAGAATCTAGGGGCATTTTTTATTATACTATGGTTATTGACACAAACACTATGGAATTGAGAGATCATCAAAAAGACATTATACAGTTGATGACAACACAGCAAAAGGGCAAGATACTTGTACCTACTGGCGGTGGTAAAACAATGTGTATGATACAAGATGCTAAGTGGCGGTTCAGTATGCCTATGCCACAGACCATAGTTGTTGTTGCTCCTAGAATATTATTGGCAAATCAACTATGTTCAGAGTTTCTTGAGCATATTGATAATGTGGCAGTGTGCCATGTTCATAGCGGAGATACACACCATTTCCAGACCACTCGCCCCAAAGAAATGGAGCAGTGGTATCACAATACTGTCAAGAATATCTTGATCTTTACAACATATCACTCACTTCACAGAATACAGGAAGCACAGGATATTGAGGTGGATACAATATACTTTGATGAAGCACACAATTCAGTACAGAGTAATTTCTTACCCGCTGTCAAACATTTCTCAGAGTATGCTAATCGTAAGTATTTCTTTACTGCTACACCTAAGAACAGCAGAAACCCTGACATGGGTATGAATGGCAAAACATTTGGCAAAGTTATTGCTCAAGTGCCTGCTCCTGACTTGATTGCTAAAGGTTATATCATACCGCCTAAAGTGAAGGCAGTAAAATATCCAGTTGGTTTTTTTGATAGTCAAGAAGAAATTGACAAGAGAGTTATCCTTGACGCTCTTAAGAATGAGGAGCACATGGACAAAGTTTTGGTCACATCTAAGTCAACTACCAATATTTGTAACCTTATCACAAAGACAGATTTTCAGGCAATATGCCATACTATGAAATACAATGTCTTATGGATTACATCAAAGTTTGGTGCTATCATCAATGGCAAGAAAGTAAACAGAGAGACATTTTTCAACATAATGAACAAGTGGGGCAATGACCCTGAGAAAAAGTTTGTTATGTTTCATCACTCTATATTATCAGAGGGTATGAATGTCAGCGGACTCACTGCTGCTATTCTCATGAGAAACCTTGATCTAATTACTATGGCACAGACTATTGGTAGAGTTATCAGACTTGACAAAAGTGATGCTGCTAGACTAAAATCAGGAGAGATCAAACCACAGGGCGAAGGTTTCAAGAAACCATTTGGCAAGATGTTCGTGCCAGTGTACAACAATGTTGGTATCTCTACAGAAAAGAGATTACAGAATGTTGTTGACACTATCTTTATCAAAGGAGAGGCACAGGAATCAATCATTAACAGAAAAAAGTAACTAGATAGTACAATGGAATCAAACAACATGGACAAAATTCGTACACAATGTTTAACCATAATGGAAGAACATTACGCTAAAAGAATTGAAAAATTAGTTGATGAAATGAGATTGGAAGATGCTGAGTCTTTATGTCAAGAAATGACCTTTGAAGGCGAGGAAGGCGAGGATTGTGACCTATTTCTTGATGACCTAACTGCTTGGTTAGATCAACCATTTCCAGGCACAGGTATAAATTTTTATGATAAAGACATAAGCATAGATGATGATTTTCAAGATAAAAGTAGATGGACAGATAAGTGAGCAAAGAAGAGCGCCAGACTAAAAAAGAATTGATGAACATAGTTTATCCTAATCATTTAAAATACTTGAAAAAATTAAAATCTGAATTGAAAAGAGATAAGGGCATGAAACCTAGAAGAAATTGGAATCCATTTAAGAAAAAGAAATGAGTGCTGAAAGTTTACTATTGTTTGCTATTGGTATTAATAAGTTCAAAGTAACTAATTGGCAAGAGAAGAAACCAGAGTTATTAAAATTAATTGAACTGGATAGCAAGGATATAGTAGAGTGCCAAACTGACTACTACAAACATCAAACAAGACCGCCATATTTTGACAGTTTTGTTAAGATTTTGTCGGAAGATTTGGATAACTTAGTAAATACATTTACAGAGGGATTGAGTGAGCGTTACGCTGGAGAGTGCCCAGTTCAAAGTTTAGATACTTGGCAATTATGGTCACAGAGATATGTCAAAGGACAATATCATGGTTCACATAATCATGGCATGATGAATATATCATGTGTATTGTATGTTGAGTTTGATGAAAAGGAACATATCCCTACTACATTCTACTCGCCATTTCCTAATCCTTACTACGGCACAATAAGTAAAGCAACGCCCCCAGTATCAGAGGGAGACATAATTGCTTTCCCATCATTATTATTACATGAATCGCCTGTATCCACATCAGACAAACAGAGGACAATTATGTCTTTTAATATCCCATTGAGATAATGTATAAGATTAACGTAACTTTAACAGATAGGCAATACAACCTATTGAGCGAAGCACTATTCTATTATTCAGAAGAAAAGGATAGCGTTGCCAGTTCTATCGAAGAATTAGAGGATTTAATTGATGCCTCTACAACTAAGATAAAGAGAGACAGAAAGTATTTGAATCCAGAGTGTGACATTTGACAAACTGGCACACAGAGGGTTGTGTTGTTGCCATGATGTACTATTATATAAATGTCAGGGATATGCGGTTCTGCTGCCCGAACATGAGGACTATTCAGTAGAGTAGTTATTCCAAACTCTCAGTAGGGGTACAGGTGTAAGCGATTCCCAGCAGGTAAATTTGGGCGCCATGAGTGAAACTCAGATCAGTTCGCCCCGCTCCCTGACTTTTTATGTTATAATGGTACTATGAAGAACAAACATCTAGAGCACCCAGAGGATTCTATTCTCAACAAAGGCAGAGAAGGTGCCCTTGAAGTACTCAAGTATCTAAAATCAAAGAAGAATGAAATATCAGTTAAGTATGATGGCGCCCCTGCTATAGTATGGGGCAGAAATCCAGAGAATGGCAAGTTTTTCGTTGGCACTAAATCAGTATTCAATAAAGTTAAAATCAAGATCAACTATACACATCATGATATAGAGGTCAATCATGGACACATACCCAGAGTGGCATCTATCTTACATCTATGCTTTGAGAAGTTGCCAAGATATGCTGGTGTATTTCAAGGAGACTTTATTGGTTATGGTGGCACAGATACATTTGACCCAAACACAATTACATATAAGTTTGATAAAGATATTAGACAAGATATTGTAGTTGCTGCTCATACTCGATACATTGGCAGACAAATGAAGAATTTGGAGGCAGTGTTTCATTATAATGATGCTTGGAGCGAAGAAGTCAAGTTTCTTGACGCTACTGCTTCAATGAACAAGAGAAGTAGAAGGTTAGACTTGTTGTTGAGTCTTGCTCAAACTGCCTGTAGATTTGTTAGATTTCCTGACAAAAAGGAAGGCGAAAAGATCAAGGTAATTGTAAATAGTTTTATCAGAGAGCAAAAAGAATTAAATCCAGAGGCACTTGCTGATGCTACTGGTTTTGGTAAAAATTTATTTTACCTTTACAATTTCATTATCGAGATCAAAGAGTTACTTATGGAAGGCATCACATCTAAAGAGAATATAGAATGTTTTATTAATGCTGTCAAGTGTGAGCATGAGGGTTATGTAATGTCAAATGATTTTGGTACATATAAGTTAGTCAATCGCAAACAATTCTCTTATGCTAACTTCAATGTGAGAAAAGAATGGAAAAAAGAAATGAGTCTCACATGATACAATTAATAATCATAACATTCTATAATATGGTTGGTATGATTCTACCTACCTAAAATGTGTGCCAGTTAGAGGAGTGGCACATTCGCTGGTTGCTTTATTGCCAATAGTGACTATCATACAGGTATAGATAACAAACACACATGAAAGTCAAGGAACTACTCGACATTTTAAGTGACGCTGACCCAAACGACAACGTTGCTTTCTACTATCTTGAAAAAGATGTTTTAAACAGAGGAGAATTTGAATCCTTTTTCGATTGTATGTATGAGGACATACATGGCGTTAGAGATTTTGAATTTACCATACAAAATTATATGGAAGTTCAAGAAGAGAAATTCTTGGAGGCACAAAATGACTAGAGAACAAGAACTAGAGCAACGCTATCAGGATTTTCAAGAGTGGTTAAACATTTGCCCACTTGTTGTAACTGACTATCAGGATTTTACAGATCAATTTCAAATCACATTTTCTTTGGAGGCAGATTAATGAAAAGATTTATCATCACAGAAAGGTTTACAGGTTATGCTGATATAGAGATAGATGCTGAAACCGAAGAAGAGGCGATTGCCTTATATAATAGAGGAGATTATCCAGATAGTAATTATCAACGTGACGATATGTTCTATGATTTTCAATTAGATTCAATTTCAGAGGAGGGAGAACTAAATTGACATTATCTAAAGAAACAATAGGCAAACTTGCTGATGCCCTTACGCTAGAGGTTATTGACTATATTGTCAATAATCCTAAGACAAATACATTTCTATATGAAATGGTAACTGAGGCATTATGTGAGAAATTAGGAAACAAGAATGATGACGGCAGTTGCTCATTTGATGGCAGTTTTATTGCCCCCGCTGTTCTCGATAACATCACATTAACACTTGCTCCTACCAATATGCCAAGTGACCCTGCTACCCTGTGACAATTATATTACTGTCACACTCGCTGGTTGCTTTCTAGAGCATATCGACTATCATATTATTAAATCAATTAAACAGACACTTATGAAAAAAGTTTCACTCAACTTTATAGTTGACAATTTGACCGAGTTAGGTTGGGATTACACTTGCGGTAGAATGTCAAGATCAGGCATGGAAATCTATGATGGCATTATGCGCCATGTCGGTGTTCTAAAAGAGACAGAGCATTGGAATGAAGATTGCTTTGCTGATGCTAACGGAGATTGGTAAAATGACAACAGTTCCAACTTATGACTTGCCCCAAAGTCCAATATTAATTATTGGATTCTTTGGAATTATATTTACATTAGTTCTATTGTATTTTGTCAATAGAGCATACTTTGATAGTCCGCTCAATATGGACAATATCCACAGAAAAAAGGATAGTTAAATGGAATTGTTTATACTTATTGGCGGTTGCTATGCAATTTACAGAGTAGGTATTGCGATAGCAACTAA